CTACACCAAGGACAAATGTTTAGATCTACCGGAAAAGGTTTACATGCAACGAAGCGTTGAGCTTAGTGATGAACAGAAAAAAGCCTATGAGCAGATGAGAAAAGAAGCGCTAATGATTATCGCGGACGAAGTGTACACCACTCAAACGGTGCTGACTCAGTTAATGCGACTGCAACAAATTGTTGCGGGAAGTCTGCGCGCACCTTCGGGGGAGGTCCAGGTGCTCAAGAACAACCGCATAGGAGAAACGCTTAATGTATTGGAAGAAATCAGTGGTAAGGCGGTGGTTTTCGCAGTGTTTCAAACAGACATAGAGCAGTTGACCAAGAAAATAGCCGAGGTTTATGGGGAAAATAGCGTGGCTTCTTATTACGGGAAGACCTCACAAAAGGACCGGGAAACTATTCTTGATAACTTTCAAGACCCAGACCACCCGCTTCGATTCTTTGTCTCTAATCCGCACACCGGGGGCCGTGGACTAACCTTAACGGCGGCTTCTCACATGATTTTTTACTCCAACAGCTATGATTTAGAGCTAAGAATACAGGCAGAGGACCGGATTCACCGCATTGGACAAGACAAAAGCTGTACTTATGTTGATCTGGTGTGTGAAAACACGGTGGACGAGAAAATTTTAGCGTCTTTAAAGAAAAAAGTGGATATATCCAATGAAGTTTTAGGGGAGGTACGACAATGGTTCGGGAAGTAAAACAAAAAACACCAAAGCAAAAGGATAAAAAGGACACGCAAATAAATATCCGGCTCACGTCCATTGAAAAAAGGAACCTGGACATTATGAGTCGAAGACAATGGCGCAGTTCCAGTCAGTTTGTCCGGCGGTTAATAAGTCGGGAATGGAAACGCGTTCGACAGAAGGAAGGCGCGGCTTCGATTGATGCCATGATCGATAGTTTTGAGTCCGGGGACCAAGGAGGAAAAGACGTTGGCGACATTTTTTAGTTGCTTTTTTGCGTCCTTTTATGTAACCTTATGGGACATGATAGCAAAACAAAAACAAATAATAAGATTGTCTCTTAGTGCGGAGAGTTTTGGTAAGGCCAGGACCGCCGCTTTAGCTCGGGACGTGTCTATCGAAGAACTGTTCTTGAAGTATGTTGAAAACGACTATATCGAGAACGGCGAAGCGATGGAGGCTCACCTTGACGCTAAGAGTGACTACATGTACGAGATTCAAGAACGCGGTTTATCATAATCGGGTCTTCCTACTCGTAGTCTGGTCGTGGACCGCGTTCGCTATGAGAGTATGCGCGACTGGACCGTGGAAAAAGCACGTCTGTTGAAATACGGGTACGCCCCAGTTCGATAGTCTATTGGTGGGGACGTGCTTTAATCCTAGAAACCACTTATAGACAATGGGGCACTTTATCGAGAGAAGGTATGATTAGAATAAGAAACAAAGAACACCAGTCCCTTGGACTTAAAGAACTTAAAGCGTTGGCCTACGATTGCCCCAATGACGCTAAACTGGGGAAAAAAGTTAGGAGACTTATCCAGGAGGTCGAAAAAAATTCTTATCAACGACCCGAGAACGCCTACCCAACCCCAACGACGGGAGGATAGTGTGTACGGTAAAACGCGATTAAAGGACTGGACCCGCTACCTTGAGGAAACGGAGCAATCCGCGCTTTTAGCGGACGGTTTTGAAGAGGCTTTTATAGGCATGTCTTTGGAGTGGGGACCACCGAGGGCGGTTTATAGTTATGACAAGTGCGTTGAGGTACTGGAAAGAGACATGGATTACGAGGACGCCGTGGAGTACATGGAATTTAATGTGACCGGGGCCTATGTGGGCAAACAAACACCGGTGTTTATGCGAGAGGAGACACAGTGAAGATAAAAAACTGGCAACGTTTGAACCCAACCCGACCAGTTGTTGAGGGGGTGCATATCAAACGCTACGACCCGGAGTTTATAAAATGGTTTGACGAACACCAAGGCGATTTTGCCGATTGGTTTGTTAATAGGGTCAAAAGAGGCGATACGCACTGCACCTCACAGGCAATCGGGGAGTGGGAAAAGGCCGGAGGCGGTTAATGAGCAAGGAGGATATGGTCAACCACCCACCGCATTATAATCAAGGTGGAATGGAAGTGATCGATGTTATTGAAGCGGGGATCGGGGACCAGGGATTCATTGGCTACTTGCTCGGGAACATCTTAAAGTATCTTTTGAGATTTAGGCATAAGGGAAAACCAATCGAGGATCTAAAGAAGGCCCGGTGGTACTTGGACAAACTGATCGCCGTTGTTTCGGAGGAGAAAACAAACAAATGAGCCGAGAAGAAATGTTTGCGCATTGTAGGAACGGCTCGTGTTGAACCGGGGGAAATAACTCCCCCGGTTTAATTTCAGACAAAGAAAAACCCACACTAGATTTCTCTAATGTGGGCTTTTCGTTTCTATGATTAACTCACAATTACTTTCTTGAGTTCATCCTCCACTTCATCTACGATTGTAGAGTTCCAAAACAGATCATTGATTTCATCAACGGAAGTATCAAATTCTTCCTTTTCTGATCTATGATCTGTTCCTTTTGCTTCCTCAATCAGGTCCCATATTTGATCCTCATATCCCAATACTGGTTCTAAGTGATCTATGGTTTCCTGATTAAGTATGAACATCAAAGGTGTAAACGAGTCTTCGTTGTGGTAACAAAGTACCAGTCTACGAGTCCTAATGTTTTCAGTTATGTGTTCAACGCAAGGAATGATTCTCAAGGATGTAGAATTGTTTAAGAGTATCATAAGTTTTTCATACGCTTTTTGCATGAAAGACTTTTTCCTAGTCTTAGACATTTTAACTATCTCCTATATAATCAAGGTTAAAGTTTTGCTCGTTGGCATCCGGTTGTTAAAGAACGCATTGTGCTTTTTAAGACACCCTTATATTATACCATGTGTCCCATAGCCCTTTGTCCATGGGCCTTTGAGCAAGGGGCTAAATTTAGGTTTGGGGTAAAAGGACCGGGGACCAGGGCCAAAAAGGGCTTCTTTTTTAGAATCGTTCTAAAAAGTCTTGTTGTTTTATGGGGGCTGTTTTGTTGTTGCGCTACAACAAACACCCAAAAACCTCATTTCTACAAAAGTAGGACTGAGATAGGAATTAGGCCCCGGAGAAACCCTATATACAGTGTTTTTAACTAAACCTCATTTCTAAGTTCTATTTTCACCATTTTTTGTTTTCAACTATCAAAACCAAAACCCTAATGTTCGACTGAGGAACTGAGGTTCCCCTCAAAGCCAGTGTTTATAAG